TAGATAAGTGGAAATCTGAAATTAGTAAAGTTTTTACTACTTTTAGAAAAGAAGTTTCCTCTTATATAGATGGTTTCTTTAATAGTCAAGGAGACTTACCGTGTGAAGATACCTCTCTTAATTATCTCTCTCTTACTTTTGAATCTATAGTTGATAGTGGTTTGGCTAAATCAATTAGGAGTCTAATCTTGAGTTTAGTTGGTTTTAAATTTTTTACCAAAGATACAGCTCAGCAATTTAAAAATTGTCTTGGATCACCTCCTTTAGGATTAAATCTACTTGATTTCTGTAGGGATATGATTAAAACATTGGAACAATTCTTACATTTCGGTAGAAATTTAAGGATATGTGGCGATGTTTCTACTGCTCTCTCAGGTGATAGTAGAATGGCCAAGTTTATTCAAGATAGCAATATCTTGATAGCCAAGCAACAGAATGTTTATTATTGTAATGAACTTACAGAGGAGATAATTCAAACAAGAGAGACGAAATTCAAGATTCTAGAAACACAAGACGTTCCCCTTCCTGAAGGTAAAATATCAGCTCACATCTATGTCTCTGAACTTAAAAAGTTAATCTTCAGGGGTAAAAGTTACAAGAAACTTTACGGACTTAACGTTCTCGCCGAATTGCGTATAGTCTCTCTAGAAGCACTTTTGAATAAGTTCATATCAGGTATTAAAGGTAGATCTCGGCGTACACCCTATGCTCTTGTTCTCACTGGTAAACCTGGTATAGGTAAAAGCAGACTTCTTACATACATATGTAGTCTTATGGCAAGACACATGGAGGTTGACTTTTCAAATAATCTAGTGTACGCTAGAAACATGGAAGAAAAGTATTGGTCCGGTTATGATCCAGATTCACAGCCCATCATAAGATTTAGTGAAGTAGGAAGCCAAAAAAGAGAAATGGTTAGTACAAGAGGTGATGATCAGTTATTTGAACTTTTGAATGTTATTGACAGTCTTCCATTTTCTCTTCAAATGGCAGACGTAGGTAGTAAAGGGAATGTCTATGCTACTCCTCAGTTTGTAGTTTCTGATTGCAACTCACCTGATTGGAATTTAGATACTCTTTTTAGCAATCCTGCTGCTTTTCGTCGGAGATTTTTGTATATAGAAGCGACTCTAAAAGCCGAGTATGTTACAGATGGCAGTTTTGATTCTTCCAAAGCCTCTTTAAAAGATTCTGAAAAATTAGATTTGTATGAATTTACTGTTTATAGGGAAAATCCCTCTGGTAATAAAGTCTCTGTAAAACACGTCATATTTCAAAAAGCCAACATTTTTGATTTAACCAAGTTTCTACTTGCTGATTTTGTACGTCATGAAAGAAATGAACTTAACGCATTCAAAGCCAATAAAGAACCCATATCTACGTATCTTGAGGAAGGTTTCTCTGCAACTACGTATGATCTTGGTGCTCATCAACAGGAAGTTATTGGTAGATCTTTTAAAAGACAATCGTTCATGAGTGACTATAATGATTTTCATGACTCTTGGTCTAATTCTTTTATGAAATGGACTTTAGGTGTTTTAGCGTTGTCTACTCTTTATACTCAGAAGATTTATTTCTTTTCTTTCCTTAGTTGTTATATCTTTACAGCTATAGGCTATACGTTTTATATCAATTATGTACCTGACTTAAGTTTTAAAAACCAACTCCTACTTTCATTAGTCCAAACTAAAATCTACCAATTTTGCGAAAATGGTCTAGGGCTTCGTTTGGGTCGAATGAAAAGACGTGTTGTTAGTTTTAAAGAACTTGTTCAGGTTTATATAGTTGATTGTGTACTAGGCACTAAACATTTCTCAGAAAAGAAAGATGAATTTATAAATGGCATCTTCACCGATTGTTATACTAGTGGTTTTTTAGCTTTTAGTATAGCTCTTTCTCTTTGCGGGATTTACATAACACTTCGTAAGATGTTCAATTTTGTCCCTCAGAGTTCTCCCGTTTACACCACAGGTAGATATGATGAGGAAGGTGAAGCAAAGAAAGAAATTAAAAAGAGGGAACAAGCATCAGGAGCAGAATTCCCAAGAGCTGTTAAGAAAAGTGATTCTTCTATTGATTATGATAATCCTATCTCCCTTTATCCTAGATTGCTTGTTTCTGAAAGAAACTCTAAACCCCCTTTTGAGGTTTACAATCGAATGATGAAAAATTGTCGATTTGGTAAATTGACATATAAAAGTAAGTATACAATGAATGTAATACTTTGGGGAGTTTGTAGAGATATTGTTATCATGAATGGTCATTGTTTGCCTGGCGGAGATTTTGATCTTGTGGTTTCTGGAGAAAAAGATTTCCTTCAGAGAGGAAACCGTTGTTTAGTCAAGCTTAAGGATGTTTGTAAAGTTGGTGATGATTTGTATGCGTTTCGTACTCCAGGCACACAATATGCTGATCTCCTTGATTTGATTTGTGATGTACCATACTTTAAAACTCAATTCGAGATGATAGCTCATAATGCCAAAACGTTTGGTTCTTTCCATTACAAGACGCTTGAAAATAAAGATCCTATTGTTGATGTTTTTGAAAGACCTTTTAGTAAGTATCAACTTACTTTTGGCAACTTTCTTAATTATCATGTTGAACATAGAGAAGGATTGTGTGGTATTCCGGCATTAGGAATAATCAACGGTAAGTGTTTTCTAGCTGGTATTCATACTGCTGGTCATCCACTTCATTCCCATACTGGTTTCCTTGCTATGGTTGATAAGGAAAGAATGTTGGAAGCTGTTGAAAAATTGGGTGAGGGTTTGCTCAATATAGTTTCCGAAGGATGTATACGTCTACCAATTGGCACCAAGCTTGGTGAAGTTAGTAGGCGTAGTCCTCTTCTTTATGAGGACTGTCCATCACTTGCAATAGCTGGTAGAATTGAACCTTACAGATTTGTTTCTCCTAAGTCAAGAATGAAGATCTCACCTTTTCTTCCTTTTATTCAAAGTGTTATAGGTGTAAATCCTTATTTGCCTAATGGTAACATGAAGTTTGGCATACCATTAATGCAACATAAGAGACTTTCCACTGGAGAGTATGTTAGTCCTCTTAACAATTGGATTAAAAAAGTAGGAGTTATGAAAAAATGTCTTGACACTGATGTTGGTTCTATTTGTTCTAACTTAATTTCAAACTATTTAGTTGCACATATTCGTAAAAATGGTGTTAGTGTTTTAAACCCTACTCCTTTGGAAATTGCAGTAAATGGTTTCCCGAAAAACTTTTACATTAGGTCTATGAAAATGTCTACGTCGGCTGGTCTTCTTTTTCCTGGTAAGAAAAGGAATTTCTCTGAACCTGTTGAACTTGATTTTAAGAAAGATTCCATGCAACCAAATGACGATATATTAATACAAGTTGCTGAGATCTTAAACTGTTATGAAAGAGAAGAGAATGCGCACGAACTCGTTGGTGCGCAGCTTAAAGATGAGCCTCGAAGCGATGAGAAAGTTCGTTTAGGGAAAACTCGTGTTTTTGCTATGTCGTCTTACCCTTCTACCATTGTAAATAGAATGTACTTACTCCCTTTTTATAGTCTCATGCCTGAAATGAGGGATGTTTTCCATACACAAGTCGGAATTAACATGCATTCTTCTGAAGGTGGTCAAATTAGACAATCATTACGAGATTTCTCATACTGTATCATGGAAGGTGATTATGGTG